ACAACTCAAGACCAGCGAAAATATCGTCTTCTGGGAAGTCCGCCACGACCTCATGTGCAACGCTGCATCTGCAATTGATTACATTCCCCGCGCTTCCCGCTGGATCGCCGGGGTATTGCAGCGCCTCCGTGCCTCCGAACTTGGTGGGAATTAGAAACGGCTCGTCGAGGCCAACCGTCTGCCCATTGCTTGTGAGGTGATCAAAAGCATCGCGCGGCGTTCGCCGGACTCGCTTGTCGTCACCTGCAAGCCAAACTTTTTTCATCGGCACGTTTGACGCCTTAGCCTGTTTTTGCGCGCCATAATTCGCCGCCCCGTGCGTCTCGGTGCGGGCAATAACTGCCGCGCGGCGTGTGGTCATTTCTGGTACGCGTTTCAGGATCTCAGCCGCCGTGCCTAGTTGCCCTAACCCCTGCGCGTATCCGGCCTGGACGCCATCAACAATCTTTCGCCGCGTTGTCTCCGTGACGTCAACAATTCGCTCTCGGATCAATTCTCCAAGGATATATTCAAGCGCCCAGTTCAAAACATCATCTTCGTCCGTTTTGACTTCGAGACTTAGGCCAGCCTCTTTGAATTGCTTGGAGAACTCCCGCCCCATTGCGCGAATACTCATTTGCGCCATTTGCAAATAAATTTGTTCGACGTTGGCGGCATGATCCCGCGCGGGGTGCACTTCGCCGGTCAGTTCGTAGCGACGTATAATGTCCTTTGAGGCGCGAACAATTTCCGCGCGCACCTTCGGAAAGGCTTGGCGCTCAAGCCGTGCAAGCATTCGGCGTTGCCGTGCGGCCCAGCTAGATCGATTCATCGTCGGGCGTCTCAGGTTCTTCCGGCGGTTCTGGTTCGCCGTTCCCGTATGCTTCGGCGGCTGCGGCTTCCGGATCGGGCTCGATCGGCATTGACAAGTCCGTGAGCGGGATTTGGCCCATTGACACATACAACACATCGCCACCCGCGATCGGTTCGTACCCCTTCAGCGCGCGGCGCTCGTTGATGGTCAGATCAAGGCTTGCATCGGCCATCGCCCATAAAGACTGGCGCTTATCGACAATGGCGGGAATGTCTTCGAGGTCGGGTTTCAGCGTGATGCCGTAAGGCTCGCCAAGCCAGCTTGACCAATCCGCCGCGATCAAATCAAGCAACGGAATAACCGTGTCTTCCCAGAAACTTAATCGCGCCTCTTGATAGTTCGAATACGTGTTATCACCGGGAATGCCTAGCAACTGAGGTGGCACCCCGAAGCATAAACAAATATCCCGCGCGGCGGAAAACTTCGTCTCCAACAGCGCCATGTCAGAAGGACTTAGGCCCATCTGTTCCCAGGACAGACCGCCCTCAAGCAACATCGGCCGCCCGGCATTGATAGCGCCGGAATATTGTTCTTCGATCTGTGCTTTGAGCCGTGCGAAATTGTCGTCGGATAGCTCCGCGCCGTCTTTCGTCGTCAACGCGCCAGAAGGGCGGGCGCTGTTTTGGAGCAGGCTCTGAACCCATTTCATCGCTTCATTGGATTGGTCGATCGCGTATGCGCCCGCCTCGACCGGGCTCATGCCGTACCAGTCGTTGGACGGGTTGAACATTTTGAGGTGGCGGAGATCAGAACCGCCCGCATCATCGACCGGGAAGCGGATGCTCTTTGAATTGGCGGAATATATGTAGCCCGCAGGAAAACCATTCGCGGCGGGTATCACCTTCACGCGGTCAGGCCGAAGCTGGTAAAGTTCCCGAACCTGCCCGCCAACGGTTACCCGTTCCTCATACCCATTGCCCGCGATCATGAGGTATCCGACTTTGGCGCGGATATATTGCGGCCCGGATTGCGCTGGGTTTGGCCGCCGGATTAGATCCAGGATCGGGTGCCGCTCGATTTCGTCATCACCCGAGAAGGCGCACCACTTCACGCTGGCGACCGCATCGGCGATCCGGTTGATTGCCTGATAGGCGACCACATTGCGCCGATACGCCTCTTCCGCGAACGCCGCATAATCACGCCCGGACCAGACCGGCTGGCCCGGTGTCATGACCAGTGCGGAGCCGACCGCTGATTCTTTTGTCTGCGGCGGCGGATCGGTTCGACGAAAGAGGCGTGGAAGTTTCATTCGGATTTACTCAGCCCCATTGCCTCGATTGCGTCTAGTCCCTCCATACCGCCAATAGCAGTCAATGCGCTTGCTGTTGCGCTCGGTGGAGCAGTCTCAGAATTGAGGACCCAAAACACCAACGCCGCCTGCGCCGCGTTGGCCGCATCCATGTCGATAATCTCGCCAACATCCCATCCCGGACGTACAAGCGGCGACTGCGCGCTCTCCACCCACTCGTCACTGGCTTCAAACGACGCGCAAGCATAAAGATTTCCGGCTGCATCCTGCCACGCCACTTTCGCGAACGTCAGCCCGTCCGCAACGGAATGACCGAGACACATCGCAAGGTTGTTGGCTTGCGGTGTCATTGCTACCGGACAAGCTGCCGTGACGCGCATATGCCGTTCCTATTTGCTAACAACCAATCCGCCAGAGGCGGAGATTGTCGTGGCTACGGATGTCGTAGTATTGCTCAAACGCTCAAGTCCCCGGAAGACGCTACGGCCAGCCGATGTGCCGACGTGCAACAAGTCCGTGTCTGGGTCATGCGCAAGGGCCGTCACCGCGTCCGACGCGCCGTAGAGCGTCGCCCGCGCGTTGGTCTGGAATAGTGGCAACTCGTCTGCGTAAATCTTGGCGATCTGATCTGCTGTGGGTGCGGTGGCGGAAATGCGGATGAGGGCAAGATTGCCGTTGGTCAAAGGCTCAGCACCATCGACCGCGAGGCCAACACGAAGAACCGCAGAGGCATTGTTGAGTGTAAGAAGCGCGGCCCCCGTTTCGGTGTCGTCTAATTCGCCATTTAGATAAATCTTTACAGCGCCAGCTCCGTCATAAAGGGCCACAAAATGCGTCCACGCATCTGTGTCCACTACAACATTGCTCGTAGCCGTGCGGGCGGTCGTATCGTCATCGCAAGTGAAAGTCAGGAAACCAGAGGCATTGACCGCTAAAGTAAATCTTTGCGCTGTAGCCGCGCTGTCGCGCTCAAGAATTGTTTCGACCGCGCTATTCGCGGCCTGTTTAATCCATCCGATGATTGCGAAATCGCCCGTGCCGAAGTCGAGGTCACTATTGTATGACTGTTCGAAATAGTTGGCCGCAGAGAACCCGCTATAGGCTACCAGATCGGCGCCCGTCGCCACTGCCGTGCGGGTGACCGTGCCGTTAACAGTAAGTGAATTATTTTTCACGCTGCGGTCGGCGTCTGTCCCACCAACCAAGCTCGCCGTGTCGGTGTCGCTCAGGAACGCGCCCTTAATGTCGCCGTTCATCCAGCCTGTATTATAGGTGGAGGTCGCGTAGGCGACCATGCCTTCCGCAGGGGTTGTTGAGTTCTTTTCTAAAACAGACAGCCCGTTATTAGTCGCTACAAAGGACGTATTTCCAGTCGAATCGTTGTCCTTAATATAAGGAGCTGATTGGCCGGAAAGTTTTGGCAATACCCCAAATGAAGCGCCTATCGGAGTGTATACTTCATCGGGTGCGGAAGATTTGTCTGCCGATAGAATCGTGTTTTCGACTAATAGATAAACTCCAGCATTGCTAATGTCACGAGACCCCCAAGTCATCCGCCCATTACTATCTAGCGATATTGCAAATGATTGATTGTTTGCGGAAACAGTGTAAGTTTGATCAACAACCGTCCCGTCATCCTTAACCACCGACACGCCGCCATCCGTCGCCACAGCAATCGTCGGCACAGGCAAGCCCGTGGTCGGATCGGTCGGAGCACCGGATAGGACGGTCATCGCTACGTCGTTGACGACGGCATTGACTAAATAATCGGAGCCCAAGCTTCCGGAAAAAGTGGTGCCTGCGTTTCTTGATGCAATAGGATCTTCAAAAGCACTGTAAACAGTAGCCGTGCGAATGGCTGCCAAATCTTGCACAAAGTCTATTTCTCGGAGTCCAGTGGAAGACATCCCCAGCACTATAATGCCTTGCGAAGCCCATACACTTGTAACGGTCTGGCTAACCGAAGCAAAGTAACTGTCGGAGGCACGATTAAACACCATCCACATCGGCAAGGACGGATTATCGCCGTCATATATCGTAACCTTGGTGGCTTCGGCCACAATAATGGCAACTTCGGGAAATCCACCGCGAGAGCCACGGGTCGCGGTGTTTAACGTTTCAGTGTGCCAGCTAGAGGCCTGGGCCAATGCGCCGCCGCGCCACAATCCGCCGTCGCTGTCCTTGGTCGTATCATACACAAACACATCAACCGCATTGATAGCAATAAGCGCCAAGCGATCAATCTCGCCGCCGTAGTTGACGCCATCCACCTTGCTTGCAAGGTAGCGGATCAAGCGGATTTTCTCCGGTATGCTCAATTCACGATCAATGATGACGATATTGTAAAGGTCGGTCGCCGGTAGCGTATAAGCCCCACTAATCGTCTGGCCCTCATACAAGAAGACCTCGGATGCCGTGACGTAGGCAACCGTGCAATCTGATCCCAGATTAGGGAAAGTGACGCTCAACGCGTCGTCCACCTCGTCATTCTGCAAGTAGTAGTTGCCGTCCGCATCTTGCCGGAGGATAGGCCGCGCTGCAACGGTCGCCTGAGTCGCGTTGGCATTATCGCCCGACTTGTCATTGATGCGCGCAACCGCGTCGCCCGCAGTTGCTGGCGTTGTCCCCGACGTATCGGTGAACGTCGTGGCCAAATCGCTCGGATCGTACCACGCGCCCTGTCCAAAGCCGAAAAGGTCTCGGACGCTAAACGGTCTTCTCTCAAAAGGCGAGGGCGCGCCGTCGAGCGGTGATCTAATCTCACGCATGAGAAACCATCACGGTTGTCGCATCGGCCGCATAGGCCCACAGGCGATCAACGGTTGCAATTCCTGGAAATAGCTCGCTGAGGAACACATTGCGCTCGCCCTGGCCCGGATTATAGCGGATTGCGCCCGCAGTCGTGGTCGGGGCGGAGGTGTCCGTCGTGCCTTTGATCAGGCAATAATTCCCGCCGAGATTTTGGAAGGTTATGGAGCTGATATCCGCGTCGGTTAGCTGCGTCCAGGTCGCTGCCGGAACATCGACGGTGGTATTTTGTGCCATTGGCTTGCCTCGTTCATTTCAGGCCGTTGGGTTGCATGTATCACACAAGGCGCGACACTTACAAGACCCGCACGCGGGGCTGCCCCTTGCGCCTGATCATGGGGCCTATGG